ATCTGCTATGAGGAGTGTAGGTAAATGAAACCTAAATTATCTTTATTAAAAAATAAGATAAGAAATAAAAAAAGACTCGGAGCTACGGAGAGAGCTTCAGCAGTAGCAAGAGGATTACTTCCAAGAAAATCAGGGAAGTTTAAAGGAAAGAAGGTTAAGTCTAGAAAATATGGTGGGAGAGCTTAATGAGTGGATTTACTACAACAACAACTTTAAGGGAAATGATAGATAAATTTCCTATGAAACGGAGAAGAAGAAGTGGCAAGAAAAAAAAGAAGAAAAAGCGTTCCAAAAGATAAAAAGACAGGATTACCTAAAAAATATCTGTCAGGTCTTAAAGGATCTAAAAGAATGAGAAGAGCAAGACTCATTAGAAAAGTTTCTTCTATATACAGATCCGGTGGATTCATTCCAAGAGATCTTCTCAACAGAAGGACAAAAGCATAATGGCAAGAAAATTTAGAAAACCTCTATCAGCTTCAACTACAAGAACATTAAGAGCTAAAGCAAAAAAATCAAAATTATTTAATTTTGCAGATCTAAAAGCCATCTATCGGAGAGGTCAAGGGGCGTTTCTTGGGGGTGGATCTAGAAGAGTTTCAATGGCGGCTTGGTCAATGGGCAGAGTCAACAAAATGATCGCTAGAGGAAGATCTAGCACTTTTGATAAAGATATAGTAAGAAGAGCTATAAAAAGAAAAAGAAGATAATTTTATGGCAACAACAAGTCAAAAAAATAAAGAACATTTGATCCGTATAGAAGGAGAGATAGCACTTCTTAAACACGAGATTCAAACTATTCGTGGAAATCATTTACATCATTTAGATGTAAGAGTTTCTAGAATGGAAAAAGTTATGTGGACGATCTGTTTGATTGCAGTAACACACCTTCTCTACACAGTTCTCAATTAGTTGCTTTTATTCACATTTCCCTTTATAAGTGTACTATGTATAAAAGGATTCTTGTTATATCAGATATGCACATTCCATATCATCACAAAGACTCAATAGAGTTTTTGAAATGTGTAAAAAAAGAATTTAGACCTGATTTCATTGTAAACATTGGAGATCTTTTAGATTTTCACGCAATCAATATGCATACACACGATCCGGATCTTTATTCTCCTGGACACGAATTAAATGCATCAAAAAAATATATCAAAGAATTAGAATCTGTATTTCCAAAAATGATTGAAGTAGATAGCAATCATTCAAGTTTAGTTTATAGAAGAGCTGTAAAGTTTGGAATGAGCCGTCAATTCCTAAAAGATTATGGAGACTTTCTTGGAACGAAGAAATGGAAATGGATAGATGATCTTACTCTTAAAATGTCAAACGGACAGAAATGTTTTTTTACACACGGTAGATCTGCTGATGTTTTAAAAGTATCTCAAACTATGGGAATGAATGTAACCCAGGGCCACTATCACACGGCGTTCACTATAAAATATTGGGCTAATCCTGATGCAATTTTTTGGGGAATGAATGTAGGATGTTTGATAAATCAAAAATCTCTTTCAATGAGCTACGCAAAGAATTTTCGTACAAGGTTCATTTTGGGTTGTGGAATAATATTAGATGGAATCCCACGGCTTTTACCTATGGTCTTGAATAATAAAGGCAATTGGATTAAGAAGATAGTATGACGGATAAAAAAGACCCTCTAGAAGCTAAAATAAAGCGTTTTAAGAGGGGTTCAGCTCTAGATAAGCAGATTGGTGGCTCTCACTACAAAAACGCAAAAATAGAGCCGATTCAGTTGATTGTAGCCCATAAGTTAGATTTTATAGATGGCAATATAGTTAAATATGCAGTAAGAAAAAAAGAATTTGAAAGTGATAGAGAAAAATATGAAAAGATTAAACATTATTGCGAATTGGCATTGGAGTTAAAATGTGGTTCACATTAGGTAAATTAGCATTAAAGACAGGAGCTCAAATATATCAAAACAAGAAAAGAGCTCAGGTATTAGAATCAGAAGCAGAAGTAAAATATTTAGAACGAGCTTGTAAAGGTGAAGTAGAATTAAAAAAGATAGAACATAAAAGAATGAGTTCAGATCTTAAAGATGAATTTTGTTTAATTTTATTAAGTTTGCCTTTATTGATTTTAGCATATTCTGTATTTTTTGGAGATCCAGCTTTACAGGAACGAGTAGATTATTTCTTTGAAAAATTTGAGAATCTTCCCTTTTGGTATCAAGGATTAGTTATAGGAGCTTTCAGTACAATTCTTGGTATTCGTGGAGTATCAGCTATAAAGAAAAAATAATACACAATAGATTCATATATGGTAAAACTAATTATGAATCATAATGATTATATATTTGTAGATGCACAATTTTTCTTTGCTCCTCTAAATGAAGATGAAGCTTTAGGAAAAGCTATATCTATTTCTTATATTGATAAATTTCCAAGCTTTGAACATAAAACAGAGATCCTCAAAAACTTTGAAACTAACGGATTAATATTACTAGATTATGAAATAACTTATAGACCCATCAAAGCTAATGATGATCTAAAAGATTATGAGATTACAAGACACTAGAATATTATAGATCCAAGAATAAATCCTACAACAAAACAGATCCATTCCCTTCTATAATGAAGTTCTAGAGCTTTCCAATCGCTTTTTGTTTTTCCAAATATCATCATAACAATATTTCTAAAGTAGGTGTAGCAACTTGTCAAATAAAGACTAACCTAGGGAAGTTTTCAAACTACACCTACTATTTACATATTTCTATGTAAATTTCTTTTTACAAACTTCAATTCTTTACCAAAAGCATTAGGATCAAATATAGCAAGATCATTATCATCTTGATTATATCTAATATGAAATGCCCATTGATTATCTATAAGAATTGACATTTTAAAATCTGATAATAATTTTTTTGGAAGATCATTTAATTTATGTTCTTCACAGTAAATTGTTAAAATCTTATGTTGAACTGATTCTTCTCTTTCAGGAAAAATAAAAAAACCACATTTATTAGGTTTTAGATCTGTTTCACCAGCATAATACATACAATAAAAATCTTTACATTTTTGAGGTCTTGATTCATAGATCTTACATCCAACTCCAATATTACAATCTTTACACCAAGAAAATGATTTTTTTGAAATACTAGGTATTTCAGGAAGTTTACAACACATATTACAATCAAAACATTTATTAGCCATACATTTCTCCCTCAAACCACATTTCACCTTCATTATCTACATAATGTCTAATAGAATCTTTTTTAAAACCTTGATCCATCATTTCTTTGTATCTTAAAGTAATAAAATGATTCATTCCTTTTTCAGTAGCTTTAACTGTATATCTATTATTTTTATAATATTTAAACTCAACATATCCTTGTTGTCTTAATTTATATAATTCAGCACGGACATATAGATTATCTGATTTTTTTTGATCCTCTAAAATACTTTCAAAATCTAAATATTTTCTATCACTATAATTAAGAATTTTATTAAGCAGATCTACGACTAAAAGTTCCACAAACACTTTTTGTTTATGTTTACTCTCAACTAAAACACATAATATTTCAGAGTCTAATTTTATATTATTAGCTTTAGCAACTAAAGATCCTATCATTAATTTTACTTTATTCTCTTTTTGTATATTAGTCATATTTCCCTGATAATGAGTTAAATTCAATATTCTGTCTTACTTCACTTTGTAAAAGCATAATCTTTGTTTTTAACTTCTCCCATTCAACTTTCCAATGCAGATGTTTTGTCTTTGCATCAGAAAGTTCCTCTAATAATCTTTTCATTAAAGGATCATTGATAATAAGAGCTTTTATTTCTTCAGCAGATCTTTTAGTTGCATCATTTTTAAAATATAGATATAATTTTGCGTTTTCTTTTTTAACTTCATCTTCCTTTGAAGTAAGATCTGCATAAGCTCCTGTAAAAGATTTTGATACTGAATCAAGAAGAGCATTAATTTTTTTTCTATCAAAAGTTAATGCATCAATATTAGAACTGATTGTTCCACTCATCACTATCTCCTTCCTCTAATGGAATCTTATCATCCATATCGTCCAAATCATTTTTAGTTACGGGTTCTGCGTGATCAGGAGCAAATTGTTGAGGAACAAAAGGAACACTTTGTTCTACTGTCTTAAATGTACCTAGATTCCCTCTTTTCTGATAAGGTTTTTTCATTCTAAAACAAATAATTTGTTCTAGATTCTCACCGTATTTAGGTTGTTTAAATGGTTCTTGTGTTTTAGATTCTATATACAATTCCCATCCTTCTTTTACATATTTTTGTATTTCAGGACTTTGCCACCATTTTAAGACTTCTGAAAATCTATACTTTCTTTTAGTTATAGAACACTCTAATTTAAAATTAGTTGCTCTAATACTAAACTCAAAAGCTGGAGATTTTCTTCCTGTTGAAAATAGTTTGCCTGATAATGCAACAAAAGGTAATTTTTCTTTTTTATACATCTCGTTTATTCTCCTTTTTCCATTTTTTCACTTTATCGTTAAATTTAGATTCAAGACCTTCCAAATATTTAGAAGCTTTGAATCCTCTAAAATAAGCATCATCTATTTTAAGTTTCATCATAGAAACTTGTTTTGATGGTTCTTTAGGAACATTTACAATTCCTAAATATGTTATTTTAAAGTCGGTTGTTTCTTCTAGGAATCTTCTATATGTTTCAATCTGTATCGCTTGATCTACATAAAAGTCTTTAGAAGTTTTTGTATCTAGAAGAGCTAATTTACCCTTCCAAGATTTTTGAGTAACTATCAGATCTAAAGTACCGGCAAGATCATATTTAGAACTATATAAAGGAAGCTCACTCTCAACTATTTCTAGTTTAGAAGCTTTCCACCATTTAAGCCATTTATTAACCATAGTCTTTAAAGGTTCAGAATTAGGAATAGCTGGTTTCTTTCCTTTAACATATAGATCTATCCATTCGTGAAGATTAGTTCCTATATCTCTTGCATATTCTTCAAGTTCATTAGTTGATAATTCAACCTTCTTTATTAATTTATTTATTTCATCAATAGGTTTCTTTTGGGAGATCAAAACATTCTTTAATCCATCCAGGACCATTTTTCTTTTCCAAAATAATAATCCATTTTTATTTTGATGATTTCCTATTACAGTTGTTACAGATGATTTAGGTTCTCCATCAACCATATATCTTTTTCCAAAAGCTTTAGGATTGTATTGTATATTTTTGCCTTGCTTATTTATTAACGGTTTCATCGTTTTCTACCTCTTTATGTTTAAAAACAGAAAACATCCATTTAAAAGAAAATTTCAAATATTTAGATGCTTTCATTAATTTAGGAGTGCTTATTCCATTAGATCCCTTCTCATACTTTTGGATCTGCTGAAATGTAACTCCTATCGCATTTGCTACTCTTGTTTGAGTCTTACCTCTAATCAATCGTACAAATCTTATTCTTGCTCCAATAAGAGAATTTACAATAGATTCATCGTTAGGATCTAAATGATGTTTTTCTCTTAGTTCAGCGATTCTTCTTTTTACTTGTTTAATATCATTCATAATTATCCTCTAATTCATTACTGAGTGATTGCGTCCTTCTAAACATTTTCTAGTAATATCTGTTGTTTGAGTTTCAGCTCTAGGGCTTAATATCCAAAATCCAATATTTCCAAAAAATGAAGTATTATCCTTAGCAAATTTCTTGCAAAGAATTTTATCATTTGTAATTTGTTGAGCGTTTGATGTTTCAAATTTAGATCTGCCATTAGTGTCTATAATAGGCGAATATGATGCACATCCGTTTAATAAAGTCAGTAATAGCGCTATCCCTGTTATCCTTTTTATCATTATGTTCCCTTCTATTATATTTTTTTAGTCTCAAACATCTTGAAAGCTAGATCTTTTTTCTTTGCTTCCAATCTTCTCAACATTTCCTTTACCTTCCTGATCCGATCTGTTGTCCTGAAGTATTGTTGAGATTGTTTGAGGTTTTTTACCGTATTTAGTTGCATATAACCTCTCTATTGTATTTCCGATTTTAAATATCGGAGTATTTGGGTGGAATACCACACCAAATTTTTTTTTAGCATCTTTGAGTAAATCAAAGTGTTTTGTTCCTAAAATTAATTTAGTCATAGATTGTTTTCCCTTCTTTTTAAAACTTTTGATAGAGTAATATATGGTGCAATTTCTAATGCACGAACTTTACCTATATTTGGAACTTTTGTTAAATATCCTTTATTGTGAAATAATTCTCCATCAATTACAGAAAATTTAGATAAATCTGAAATAGTAAGAGTCTTATAAGATTTTTCATTTTCAGAACAAATCGCATTTATTAAAGATATTTTTCTAAATTTAGCTAAAGGAAGTTCATTTACTTTAGTTTCTAAATTAAATTTAGACATTATAAACTCCCTGATCCATTACAAATATCACAATCCTCATAGATTTCAGAATTGTCATATTTTTTAATTGGGTCAAAATATTTTTTAGTAATTATTTTTTGACCTTCTCCATCACATTCAGGACAATTTTCAACTTTAAATAAATCCTGTGTAATTTTTGTATCTATTTTCGCCATTATGCTATCCCTTTGTTAGTTTTTATTTTCATATTCCAAAAATATTCTCAAATTCAGGTTGAAAAGTCAATATCAAAAAACTCAATAAAATCAAGGTTTTTAGAGGTATGATTCAAGTCAAATTAGAAAATATAGTGATTATTTTTAGCGATTCGTATATATTATTGCTATGATTCGTTTAAAAGGATATAAAAGAACAACTAATGAATTAAAGTTTTTTAGTTATTTTTTAGTTATCCTTTTATGTTTAAATAAACGAGTGCCGTTGTTCCCTCAACGGCACAGAAGGGAAAAATGCTAACTAAAGAAATAAAAAGTCTATATGGAAATCTCATAGCAGTACAAGGCAGATATGTGGATCTTTGTATAAAATTAAAAGAAGATCTAAAATTACAATATAAGAAGGATTTTATGATAGTTGCTTATACGCAACTAGATAAACCTATTAGGACAATTAATGTTCCTGATAAATTCAATGGAAAATCCAATATCTTATATTATTATCATTGGAAACCGTTTGATAAAAATCAAAGTACTTTATGGGCAGATACAGATCTAAAAAAGTAAAAGATTATATGAGATCAGTAGCAGATCTAGGATGTATCTGTTGTGGAGCTATTCCGGAGCTTCATCATCCAAGATTCAATGTAGGAATGGGACAGAGAAGTTCTGATATGGATGTTATTCCACTTTGCCCAACTCATCATCGCTTGGGCAAGATCTCAATACATTTAGGAAAAAAGGAATTTATTAAAAGATTCGGAACTGAACAAGAATTATTGGAGAAGGTAAAAAGGATGCTAGACTTGTGAAAGTATTAGTTGCTTGTGAATATTCAGGTATTGTAAGGGATGCTTTTTCAAAAAAAGGGCATGATGCTTGGAGTTGTGATATTCTTCCTACTGAAAATCCTGGAAATCATATTAAAGGAGATGTGTTAGAACATTTAGATAAAGGTTGGGATTTGATGATAGCACATCCACCTTGTACTCATTTATCTGTAAGTGGAGCTAGATGGTTTACTGAAGGCAAAAAACCTTGGTCTTTACAAATTGAAGCTTTAGATTTTGTAAAAAAATTATTAGATGCACCCATTAATAAAATTGCTTTAGAGAATCCTATAAGTGTTATTTCTTCAAAAATAAAAAAACCTACACAAATTATTCAACCTTATCAATTCGGACATAAAGTTAGAAAAACAACTTGTTTATGGTTAAATAATTTGCCTAAATTAAAAGCAACAAAAATTGTAGAACCAGAAATTATAAAAGCAAAAAATGGAAAAACTTTTAGTAAATTTCATTGGGAGACTTGGCGATTAAATAAAAAAGATAGAGGTAAAGCTAGGAGTAGATTTTTTGAGGGAATAGCTGAAGCTATGGCAGATCAATGGGGTAAATTATGAAATCAGGATATTTCCTCGCTTTTCGTAGTGTTTGGCGACATCCAGCTTTTAAGAATCTAATTGAGTCAGCAATATGGCTATATATTGTTTCAAATGCATCCCACAAAGATAAAGAACTTAAATTTATGGAAAATCCTGTATTTGTTAAAAGATCTGAATTAATATTCCCAATAAGGAAAAATGCATCAATTTGGAAAATGCCGTATTCTAGTATGAGAGCTTTCATCCAAAGGTTGAGAAGAAAACGAATGATTACGACAAGATTAGCCACTATCAACCCACATAGAGATCATAAATATAAATCTGTGACGATAATTTCTGTTGTTAATTATGACAAATTTCAGCAGTATGATCCAAATGGAAATCGTATCATGCCCACTAACGAACAGTTACTAAGTAATAATACTAATACATATACTAATATTAGTTTAGCAAATGGGGATAAAAGTGAATATAAGATATTAGAAGAATGGGGTCACGAGCAAATAATTTTAAAAGATGGGAAAAAATATAGGAAGCACAAATGGAAGAATCAACCATTAGAATTGATAAAATAAAATGTCCTCAATGTGATGGGAGAGGATTCTATTCTGTTGATTATCATTTATGCGAAGAAGAAACACACGCTCGTTGTGAAGATTGTAATGGAAAAGGTCAGTTAGATGTTGAAAAGAAAAAAGAGATATAAACACGCAATCATTAATAAAAAAAAATATTATTTCTATTCAATCCGTTGGTTTGACATTACCGGCGATGCGGGTCATAAAACTAAAGAAGAAATGGAAAAGCTCCCAATTGCTAAAATGGTTACTCAAGCTTATGTTTTTAAGAAATCTAAAAAATTCTTAATTACATTTAGTTCTTATGATGAAACAGATGAAGTGTTTAGTGATACAAACATATTTCCCATAGGTTGTATTATAAAAATGGAGAAAATTGAGATCTAGCTTAATAATTATAATATTGTTGTTTTGTATATCTTGTAGTAAAACAGATATAGATCCAAGTATGACAATAATCAGAACGATAATTCAAAATGGAAATTGAACAAGCGGATATTAATTCTATAAAGCCGTATAAGAATAATCCAAGAAAATTATCAGATAAAGCAATTACAAAAGTTGCTAATTCAATAAAAGAATTTGGATTCAGGCAACCGATTGTAGTTGATAAAGATAGAATAATCGTAGTAGGACATACAAGATTTAGAGCTTCAAAACAATTAGGATTAAAACAAGTTCCAATAACAATAGCAAAAAATCTAACTCCATCCCAAATAAATGCTTATAGAATAGCTGATAATAGGACAAATGAAGAAGCTGAATGGAATGATGATTTATTAAATGTTGAAATCAAAGAATTACAAACTCAAGACTATGCTTTAGAAGTATTAGGATTTGATGATAGAGAATTAGATAAGATATTATTTGAAGAAAAAACAGGACTCACAGATGACGATCATATTCCAGACGATCCTAAAAATGTAAAAACAAAAGAAGGTGATATAATTCATCTTGGAGATCATAGATTATTATGTGGAGATTCTACTATTGAAGATAATTACATAAAATTATTAAATGGAAAAAAACCGAATATGGTCTTTACTGATCCGCCGTACGGTCTAGGTTATGAATATAATTTACATGTAGATAGAGCTGGTGATGAATATACTAAATTCTGTGATTCTTGGTTTACTCTTATACAAAAATACAGCGATTTTATATTTTTGACAGCTGGATGGAAATATAACAAATTTTGGCTTATGAAAGAACCTACTGATATTTTTTATTGGTTAAGTAGAAATAAACAATCAGGCGGAAAGCTCTCTCATTTTAGAAAAGTAGAACCTATATTTTTATGGGGAAAGCCAATAGGTTATCCTAAAAGATTATATAATTTAGATTATTTTGATTTTATGGGAGATAGATTAGATAAGTTAAGAGAACATCATACTTGCCCAAAACCTGTTAAATTTATAATGGAAGCTATTAGTCTTTTAGATAAAAATAGTATAGTATTGGATGTCTTTTTAGGATCAGGAACTACTATTATCGCTTGTGAGAAAACCGACAAGATCTGCTATGGGATAGAAAAAGATCCTAAATATTGTGATGTAATAATTCAAAGATGGGAAGAATTTACAGGGAAAAAGGCAGAATATGAAAACAGACAAAACTAAGGCAAAAACACAAAAAAAACAAAATCCATTAGGACGACCTAGATTAAAGATAGATCTAAATATCCTTGCTAATCTTGCACAAATAGGATGTCCGGATTATGAGATTGCAAAGATTCTAGGAATATCTCCAAGAACATTATCTAGGAATTATGCCGAATATATTGACGAAAATAGAGAGAAGGGAAAAGCATCATTAAGGAAGAAGATGTGGGATAAAGCATTGAAAAAAGATAATACAATGATGCAGATTTGGTTAAGTAAAAACTATTTAGGATTTAAAGATAAGATAGAAACTCATAATACAACAGAGCCGATTCCGTTAGTGATTGAAGCTGATGCGGAAGAAGTAAATGGCTAAAAAAAGACCTTTATTCGGTGTATCTAATTATGTCAAAAGGACTCGTAAAAAAAGACCTGGAAGGCACTCTAAAAGACCTAATAAAAATACAAAAGAATTTCATAGGAAACGTTATAGGGGTCAGGGTAGGTAGATGAAACGATCTAACTTTTATCCAAATGGAGAATTTATTCCAAGAAGGATGCCACAAGATTTTAGACCTTCACACGGTCAATATAGCTGTGGGAGCTGTGGAGTCTTTTCACGAAAGCACGGATTCTGTTTCCAATTTAAAACAAGAGGTGTACGAGATACCTATGTTTGTAATAAATGGCGACCTAGAACTTTGAGATGAAATATCTTTATATCCTTTTGCTTTCAGCCCAAATTGAAGGATATTACACAATTAAATTAGATAGAGATCATAGATACACTTGTTTTGAACAAGCAGATATTTGGATTGAAAATAATGCAACTCATACTTGGGAAGATCAACAAGGATATTATCTAAATAGATCAGGGAAAAAAGAATTAGTTTTTGGAGCTTATTGTGATAATAAATAGATATGGCAAAATATAGAGGAAGATCAGTAAAATTAAATAAACCTTTTAGATCTGCTAAAGGAACAAAAAAATTTGCAGTTTATGTCAGAAATAACAAAACAAGAAATGTTCAGATAGTTAGATTCGGTTTTCGTGGGATGAGTATTAAGAAAAATATTCCAGCTCGTCAGCGATCATTTTTAGCTCGTATGGGCGGAGTCTTAAAAAGAGTAAAAGGTCAAAAGAGTTTAAGTCCGGCATTTTGGAGTATGAAAGCTTGGCGAAAAGGTTTTAATGTATGAAGAAACTAGAGCTCTCCGATTCAACAGGTATACAACTCCCAGCTAGGAATTTAATTACGATAATCGGAGCATGTCTTGTTGGAGCTTGGTTTGGATTTGGAGTGATTGAAAGAATTAATGTATTAGAAACACAGAATAAATTAAATTCTAAAGATATTGAAATGAATACTGAATTTAGAATCAAATGGCCACTTGGAGAACTAGGATCACTTCCAGCAGATTCAGAACAATTTTTATTAATTGAAGATCTTGTAAAAGATGTAGAAAAGATTCAAGAACAAATGGAATCAATGATGCACAATAAAGTCAATATACAAAGACTTCAAAAAGATGTAGAAAAAATTATGGAACAATTAGAAGTAGTTAAAGATAAGGTAAGAGCTAATGGAAAAAATAACTGAAATCTGTGTTGCTCTCATAATGATGCTTAATGGAGATATTATTGAACATACTTATAAAGATAAGATGAGTGATTGTCTTAAATCCAAGAGATTAGCAGAGCGAGAAGTACGACCTGATAGAGTCCAATTTTCTTGTAAGAAAGTAAAAGCAGAAACAGAAATCTATATGGGTCAAAAGAAAATATTAAAGATTTTAAAATGATGAAGAAATATTCAGAACAAGAAAAAGAAGTGTTAAAACCACTAATACAAAAAAAGATTGATCTTAAAGATAAAGGAATGGCAGATCTAGAAGCTCAAATTGAAACTCTTAAAAAAGAAATAGATACATTAAAAACAATAATAGATCTTAAAGAAATGGAAATAACAAAATATAAAGAAAAAGAAATGAATGAATTTTTAAGTGAGTTAGCAAACAATACACCTAACGAAGATCAATTCAAGAAAGTATGATAAATGAAATTTGTTTTAGTAATTATAATGTGTTCAGGTTATCAGGGAATGTGTATGGAGCCATTCAAATTTCCGGATGGATATGATGATGTTTATACTTGCTTGATGGATGGTTATCAAAAGTCAATAGATAAAACGGAAGAAATAGGTCGTAAGGAAATAAACAAACATAAGATATTTTTTAAATTTGATTGTTATGAAAGTAAAGCTTACAAAACCTCAATTCAAGGTCTCCAACTCCACGAAAAGATTTAGAGTCTTAATATCAGGCAGAAGATTCGGTAAGACATTTTTAACTATTGTAGAAATGATGAAACTTGCCTGTCAAACAAACAAGATTATTTGGTATGTAGCTCCGACTCTAAAAATGGCAAAAGAGATTTGTTGGAGTGATCTTAAAAAAGTATTAGCTGAATATAATTGGATAGAAGATATTAATGAAACAACTCTATCTATAAGAATAAAAAAAACAAATAGTATTATATCTTTAAAGGGAGCAGAAAATTTTGACTCATTAAGAGGAACAGGATTAGATTTTCTGATTCTTGATGAGTTTGCTGATATTGATAAAAGAACTTGGTTTGAAGTATTAAGAGCTTCTTGTGCCGATAAAGAAGCTAGAGTTTTATTTACAGGAACTCCAAGAGGATACGGAAATTGGAGTTATGAATTATTCCTAAAAGGAAAGAATGATCCTGAATGGGAATCCTTTCAATTCACTACTTTAGAAGGTGGGATGGTTTCTAAAGAAGAATTAGAACAAGCAAAACAAGATATTGATATAAGAACATTTAGACAAGAGTTTGAAGGAACTTTTGAGAATTATGCTGGAGCTGTATATTATAATTTTCATCCTGTTGAGAGTGTAGTTAAAAAAGAGATAGATTGGAAAAAACCTTTACATATTGGGATGGATTTCAATGTTGATCCAATGAGTGCTTGTGTAGCTCAAATAGATAAAGATATTATTTATGTTGTAGATGAAATTGTTATTTATGGCTCAAATACTGATGAAATGTGCCAAGAGATAAAAGATAGATATGGAACAAAAGTACCAATAATTATATATCCTGATCCTGCTTGTAGGCAAAGAAAAACAAGTGCTGGAAGTAGAACAGATTTATCTATTTTACAAAATGCTGGATTTACAGTTAAAGCAAAATTTAAACATACTGCAATAAGAGATAGAGTAAATGTTGTGAATGCTTGTTTGAAAGATTCTAAAGGCAAAAGACATATTTTTATTAGCAATTCTTTAAAAACATTGATAAAAGGATTAGAACGACAGATATTTAAAGAAGGAACGAATATACCGTCTAAAGAAGAAGGTTACGATCATATAAACGATTCGCTCGGATATATGCTAGATTATATAAAACCTTTGACAATTAATACGATAAATTCTATTCCTCAAAGATGGAATATCAAAGAAGGAAAACATGGCATACACAAAAGACGAGGCACTAGATACTCATAAAGATTACAAAGAAACAGTAGCTCAATGGGAGTATTTTATAAGATCTTATTTGGGCGGAACAGATTTCACAAATGGGCAATATCTTAATAGATACAATCTAGAATTAGATAATGAATTTAATCAAAGACTTGCAAACACACCTTGCGATAATCATTGTAAAAATATTATTCAAATATATTCTTCCTTCTTATTTAGAGTAAAACCCTCTAGAAATTTTGGATCTTTAGCAGAAGATGCTAGTTTAGAATCATTCTTAAAAGATGCAGATCTAGATGGAAGTAGTTTCAATAATGTAATCAAAGAAGCTCAAAATTATGCATCTATTTATGGGCATTGTTTTATGATCCTGGATAAACCATCTATCCAAGCAAGAACAAGGGCTGAAGAATTAAATCAAGAAATAAGACCTTACATATCAATCGTTACACCTGAAAATGTTTTAGATTGGAATTTTAAAAGAGAAGTAAACGGAAAATATTATCTTGATTATTTAAAGATAAGAGAGGAAGTAGATAAGGATGGTGGGATCTATATGAGAATGTGGTTTCCTGATAGAGTTGATACAATCTATCAAAAAGATAATGAACCACCAGCTACAATAGATACTGCCGTTAACCAAGTCGGAAAAATACCAGCAGTTATTTTATATAATTCCAAAAGCCATAAAAGAGGTATAGGAATTTCTGACTTGGCAGATATTGCAGATTTGCAAAAATCTATTTACAATGAATATTCTGAAATAGAGCAGTTAATAAGATTAACTAATCATCCTTCATTAGTTAAGACTCCAAGTGTAAATGCAAGTGCTGGAGCTGGAGCCGTTATTGAAATGCCTGAAGAAATAGAACCTAATTTAAAACCTTATTTACTACAACCATCCGGAGCAAACTTAAATTCAATAATGGATTCAATAAGACATAAAGTTGAAGCTATAAATAGAATCGCACATACAGGGGCTATTAGAACAACGAAACAACAAGTCAGTTCTGGAATAGCACTTCAAACAGAATTTGAATTATTAAATGCAAGATTATCAGAAAAGGCAGATAATTTAGAATTAGCAGAAGAACAAATATTTAGATTGTATGCACAATTCCAAAATAGAGAATTTGATGGAGAGATCAATTATCCGGATAGTTTCAATATTCGTGATTATGCAACAGATCTACAATTCTATTCAATGGCAAAAGCTATGAATATTGAATCTCCAACATTTAACAAAGAGATTGATAAAGAAATAATAAGATCTGTAATTGATGACGATGATAAACTTTCTCAAGCTTTTGATGAAGTTGATAGTCAAAATGAAGTTGGGCAATTTACTGAAGATGAAGTCCAAGAAGAAAATGTTCAAGAAGAAACAGTTTAATGGCTGATAAAGTTGAAAGATTTACTAATTATAGAATTAGAAATTTAGATAGAGCTGAACAAGAATACTATAGAACACTCCAAAGAACATTAGATAAGATAGAAGATGATGTTGTAAAACTTGCTGGACGAGATCTCCCTACACAAGCCGGAAAATTGATAGAGCTTCAAGCGGCGATAGCAATAAGACCGAAGATTAGAACGATTCTAAATACAGAATATCTTAAATGGGCTGATACAGTAACGAAAAAAGGATTCAATAGACAAGCGAAAAGAATTGAAAGAGCATTTAAAGAAATAGGAAATATTCCTATTGAGTTTCAAGAACTTACAAAGGGAGATTTGAATCTAATTAAGAATCTTAAAGTTCAAACATATACACAATTCAAAGATGTTTCTAATACATTTACAAAACGACTATCAGATAAGATTTATCAAAATACATTAGTTGGTAGAGATTTTGTAGAATTAGAAAAAGAATTAAGACAAACTATCAATGGTATTTATAGTAAGACAGATGATAGAGAAGCTCAAAAGCTCGTAGATTTTGTAAAAGAAAATAAAAATAAAAAATCTATGCAAGTAAGAGTTGATAAAGCAGTTCAAACTTTACAATCTAAATTTGGGAGAGATAGAGCTGGAGAGAATATGAGAAGATATGCTAGTCAGATTTTAAATGATGGATTGAGGGAATTTGATGCTCAAGTAAATGCAAAAAAGGCATTAGATGCAGGATTAGAATATGTAAAATATTCCGGTGATATTATTCCTACAACTAGATCAATTTGTAGAAATGTAATTAATGGTGTATATAGTAAACGTGCTGGTAATATATTTACAGTTGATGAAGTCAGAAAAATATGGGCTACATCTTGGAAAGGTAAAAAACCCGGAGATCCATTTATAGTTAGAGGTGGGTATAACTGCCGTCATCAATGGAGTTATGTAAATATAGATTGGTACGATAAAAACGGACAATTAATAATATAGGAGCAATAATGTCAGAAGAGCAAAAGGTTAATCAACCGAAAAATGATGTTCAGGAAGCTGAAGTAAAACAAACTGAAACTGATAATAAACCTCAACCTCAATTCACTCAAGAACAACTTGATAATATTATCAAACAAAGACTAGAAGCTGAGAGGGCAAAGAATGAAAGAAATCTAGCCGAGATGAAAGCGAAAGAGGAAGAAGCTCAAAAAGAAAAAGCAATCAAGGAAGCTAAAACAAAAGCAGATCTTGAAAAATTGATGCAAGAGAGAATCGCATCAAAAGAAGCTGAAATCTTAAAATATAAAAATGAGATCAAGAAGGAAAGAATAGATAATTCATTATTATCTGTTGCATCTAAAAATAATGCTATCAATCCTCAACAAGTAGTAGATCTTATCAAAAATCAAGTAAGATTAAGCGATGACAATCGTATAGAGATACTTGATAATAATAATAATATTCGCTATAACACAAAAGGAGAGTTGTTTAGCATTGAAGATCGTGTTAAAGAATTTCTAGAGGCGAACCCACATTTTTCCGTAAGTGGTAAATCTGGTACAGGAAGCCAGAGTTCTGTCGGTGGTAAAACTGTAAAACCTTTTAATATTCAGGATTTAGATATGAGCAAGGAAGAAGATCGTAAACGATATGCAGAATATCGTAAACAACGAGATTCTAAACCGGTTCAAATTAATTTAACAAATAAATAAACGGAGATAAAACACAATGGCAAACGAAGTAACATCAAGTTCCGTCAGCGAGCTTTACACAGAAATCGTGGCGGAAGCATTATTCGTAGCAAGTGAACAATCTATAATGAGACCACTTGTACGAAATTATGCAGTTGCTGGTGGTGGAAAGTCAGTAGAAGTTCCGATTTACTCAACTGTTTCGGCAGCGGCAGTAAACGAAGCAACTGATTTATCTAACACGGCAATAGATCCGACTTCAGTAACAATAACTTGTTCTGAAAACGGCGTAATGACGACGCTAACAGACCTAGCAAGGCAATCAGCTCCAAGAAATGTAGCTGGTGATATTGGTAGATTGTTTGGTGAAGCAATTGCAAAGAAACAAGATTTAGACTTAACAGCTCTATTTGATGGTTTCTCAAACACAGTTGGTTCAACAGCGGCGGCAGTAACAGTAGAACACTTCTTTCAAGCAATCGCAACATTAAGAAGAAACAATGTGCCTTTAAATGATGTAGTAGCAGTATTCCATCCGGATATTGCTTACGATCTTAAAAAAGGAATCACAAACACATTTGCGACTTCAGGAAATGTTTCTGATCTTGCAAACGAAGCACTAAGAAATGGTTTCATTGGAAGTTTAGGTGGAATCAGAATCTTTGAAACTTCAAACATCGCTAACACAGGAAACGCAGGTGATTACAAATCAGCTATGTTCCACAGAGATGCTTTAGGAATGGCTATGATGCAGGACTTAAAGATAGAAACGCAACGCGACGCAAGTTTAAGAGCAGATGAGATTGTAGCAACAGCAGTTTATGGTGTAGGTGAATTACACGATACTTATGGTGTTGAAATACAAGGTGATTCTAGT